CTTGAGCCATCGGGGCCTCACGGTAAATTCAAGGGGGCGAAGGGGAGGGACGGGTATGGGGTAAAGGTCCGGTACTTGGGCGTGCCGCCCACGCTCAGGACGCCGCCGGCGCCGTCGAGGAGCCGGGGCGTCGTGCAGGGCAGGCCGTTAATGAGGATGGGCGTCAAGGCGCCGCTGTTGAGGTAGCGGTAGCCGCGGTCGAGGACCTGGAGGTTCCAGCCCTCCAGGCGGATCTCGAATTCATAGGTGACTTCCCAGTAAAGGACGCCGTTCTCGAACTGGGGCCCGACGCTATTGATCGCCTGGCATTTGCAGGAGCCGGGCGAAATGCCCAGGAACGGGTCGGCGTTGATGGCGTCCTTGTAAACCAGGGGCAGGGTGTAGTCGAACGTCGGCTCGTTGCGTTTCAGCTGGAGGACCGGCCGCGAATCGTCCACCTCGATCGGCGGGTCAAAGGGGTCGCCGGCACTGTTGACGTAGGCCAGGCCGTTCTGGTCGATTACGGCCGGCTTTTGAAACTTCTGCATGGTCGCCGTCTGCACCGTCGGCCGGTCGAACGGCGATTTGACGAACTGCTCGGGGCGGAGGCCTTCCGATTCGTAGATCGCTTCCACGTCCCAGAGGAACGGGTTATCGCTGCGCTGGGACGGGTTGAGCTTGACGAGGAAGGCCCCGGTGTCCACGTAGCTGCCGGAGGGGTCCTGGAAGGTCGAATACATCACCGGCAGCCCGCCCGGCAGGCCCGAGGTGATGAGCACCTCGACGGCGCCGGTGAGCATGCTATCGGTCTGGACGAGGTACGGCTGGGAATAGGTCCGCTTGAACCTTTCCGCCTCATAAGCGCCGCGGGCGCGGCCGTTCACTTTGACGCTCGTCACCGCCATTAGCCGATCTGGTCCTTTTCCTCTTGCTGGGCCTTGGCCATCTCGTCCAGGGCCTCCACCGTCCGGCGGGCGTAGTCGATCTGCTCCCGCCGCTGCTCCGCCGCCCGCTCCCAGAGGCGCTGGATCCGCTGCTGCGGGTCCTCGCCGGCGCCGCTCACCCGGAACTGGTTGACGGCCGACACGGCGGCCGAGCTGCCGAAGGTCGCCGCACTGGACAGCTTGGCCTCGGCCCCGCCCACGGCCTTGTCGAACTTGTCGAGCTGCTTGGTGATCGCCAGGTCGTAATCCTGGCGGCTGAGGGTGCCGGCGGCCAGGAGCTCGTCGAGCTTCTTGGCCTCGCGCTCGAATTCCTCCCAGGGCTGCTCGACGGAGCGCTGCACTTCCTTGCCGGCCAACTCTTGGACGAGGCGTTTGGCCTGGGCCAGCTCCTCCTCGGTGAGGGCGGCGATGCCCTTGCGGGCGTTGCCCATTGCCAGTTCCAGGAGCTTCGTCTCGTTGGCCGTCTTGCCGAAGGCGGCAATATTAAGCTCCAGGCCTTCGGTGAAGTCCATCAGGCCCACTTCGGCCCGGCGGTGCTGGGTCAAGGCGGCCTCGCGGTCGAACTCGTCGAGCTTGGCCCGGCTGACCCCCATGCGCTCCAGGTCCCGCCGCTTCTGTTCCTCGGGGGAGAGGCCCATCTTTTCGCGCTCGCGGCGCATGTTATCGATCGCGATCGAGGCCGCGTTCTCGCGGGCCTTCTTGGCCATTTCGTCGATCTCCCTATGCGCCTTCTCGCGCTGCTTGGCATCGCCCATGCGGTCGGCGTCTTCGTGGAGCTCCTTGATCTTGGCGGCCAGCTCGCCCTCACGGGCGACGGTCAGGGCCTTGTCCAACTCCTTCTGCCAGTCCTTGAGCTTCTGGGCGACGGGGCCGAGGACGGGCACCGCGCTTTCGGGGTGCTCCTTGCGGTCCTGGTCCAGGAGTTTTTTGCGCTCCCTCTCCTGCGCCTTCTTGAAGTCGGCATCCGATTCGCCCACCTCGCGGGGCAGCCCGGCGACGCGCTTCTCGATGTCGGCCCGGCGGGCCTCCTGCTGGAGGCGCTTCCGGGCGTCCTCGGCCTTCCCGGCGAACTCGGCGTCCGGCCCGGTCAGCTTTTTCTCGACGACGGTTTTGACCTGGATCCGCTGGGCGTAGTCGCGCCCCGTGAAGAAATCCAGCACCCCGCGCACGGTGTCCACCGCCCCCTTGATCCCCTGGGCGACCAGCTTAAAGGCCTTGGTGATCGCCTCGATGACCGGGGCCAGGATGACCGTGACCTCGTTGACCAGGCCCCGAAAGGTCCGCCGGGCGTCGCGCAGGGCCTTGGCCGCCCCCTCGATCTTCTTAGAGTCGGCCGACCCGAGGGCCAACCCGAGCTCCCGGGCCTTGGCCGCCGCCGCGTCCAGGCCGGCCGAGCCCCGGAGGAACATGGGCAACAGCTCGGCCCCCTGCCGGCCGAATAGTTCGGTCAGCATGGCCGTCTGGGCGTAGGTCGAGCCCAGAGCCTTCACCCGGTCGGCAATCTGGCCCAGGGCCTCCTTGAGGGGCCCCGAAGAGAGGGCGGCGGGGTCCAGGCCCCATTTCTTGAACTTGTCCTGGGCGGTCTCGTCGCCCATGAACGACTGGCCCAGCTCCCGCTGGAGGTGGCGGAGGGCGTGCGGCAGCTCGTCGGCCAGGTGGCCGGCGGCGCGCTCGAGGCCGGCCAGGGTCTCCTGGTCGAGGCCGAGGCTGGCGGCCAGCTTGTTTTTCGCGCCGAGCAGCTCAAGGGTTTGCGGCACCTTGGCCAGGAGCCCGGCGACCGCGCCCGCCATGCCGCCCAGGAGGCCCTGGGTGCGCATGGCGAACTGGCCGAGCATGTTGGTGGCCCGGCCCAGGCCCGCCTGGAGGCCCGTCGGGTCGGCCGTGACCTGGATCGCGAGCTGGCCGATCGTCGCCACTTACTGTACCTTTCCGCCGGTCCTAAGCGCCAGGGCCCAGAGGAGTGCCATCTGCTCCTCGCGCGTTTGGGCCGGCCGCTTCTCCTTGGGCATGAAGTCTTCCGGCTGAAAGGCCGGCGTGCCGGCCTTGCGGTAGGGCTGGAGCACCTGGGCCGCGACCATGCCGAAGCGCCAGTTGTCCATCTCGTAGCCCCAGGGCTCCAGGCCGTAGTACGCCAGCCACTCCGACAGCTCGGCCGAGTCCACCGTGAGGAGCAGCTCCCTCACGCTCCGGCCGAGGGCGAGGGCGAGCCGGAAGAGGAAGAGCCTCCACGGCTCGGCCTGGAGTTTTTTCGGAGGTCCTCCACGTCTTCGGCGGCCAGGCGGTTGAGCTGCTGGGCCTCGTCGGTCAGGCGCAGGATGACGGACGAGTTCTTTTGCCGGAGCAGCGGAATATCTTCCTCGCTGAAAACCGGCTGGCCGGCCGGATCGACCAGGACCAACGACAGGAACTTGCCCAGGACCGTCAGGCCCGAGCCCTTGGCGTTGACCTTGGCCCAGGACTCGTACTCCTCGCGCTCGGCCCCCGAGAGGGTGCGGAGGAAGAGCTTGCCCTCGGTGCCGGGCCACTCGGGCACGGACACGGGCCGGACGGTCCGGTCGCGGGCGCCGAGGATGGTTTCTTTTAGCGAAAGGGACATACAGGAAGCGCCTCCCGTTGCCCCCGGTCGGGGGCCTACGATGCCTGGGTGAAGGTGACCACGCCGGTGATCTTGATCACCAGCCCGGGACAGTCGATCACGGCGTCGGCCGGGATCTTGTTGGGCAGTTTGGTGACGAAGCCGCGGAAGGTGGCGTTGGCGTTGGTGACTTCCGTGCCGGCCAGGGCCCAGAGGATTTTCCAGTTGAGTGTGGTCCGGAAGGAGCCGCGGAAGTTGTTGTAGTCGGCGTTTTTCCAGCGGATGGTGAGGGTCAGCTCGCCCTCGTCCACCAGGCCGGGGAGGAACTCCTTGCGCGCCGACGGCGACAGGAGGTTGGTGGCGTCGGAGCTGGTGACGCTGCCCTGGGGCCCGTCGATCTCCATGATCTCGCCGCAGGTGGCGTAGTTGGTCCCGCCGGCGAAGTCGGTCTGGAGGTTCGAGCCGTAACTGTGCCTGGCTGCCGTAACGCCCATGCCTCACCTCTCAAACGTCCTCGACGTAGTAAAACGAAAAGTCCAGCTGCACCTCGAACACGCCCACGTCGTCGTCGTGCACCGGCGGGTAGTGGTGGTCGCGCCGGTCCAGGAGCGTCGCCCCCTGCACCTCCACCTGGCCCGATCCGCCGCTCACCAGGCCCTTGAAGCCGTCCAGGTGCGTGTTACTCGCCGCGCTGAAGGGCGCCGCCGCGTCCCCGCCGGTCGCCGTCAGCACCGCCGCCACCAGGCCGCCGGAGCCCTTGAGCTGGTCGTAGCTCTGGCCCAGAGGGTCGCTGGTCTGGAGGTACAACGTCCAGCGCCCGAAACCCACGGCCAAGGGCCCCAGGAGGCTGGGCAGCCGCCGGCCGCTCACCTGCTGGTAGAGGACCCGCGGGTAGCCGCCCTTCTGGGGCGCCTTGACCGGCCAGACGTTCTGGCCGGCCAGGGCCGCCACGCCCGGGTCCGATTTCAGAAACAGGACCAGGGCTTCCTCGAAAACCACGGCTTACCCCAGAAACCCCGTAACCAGCCGCACCGCCTGGGCCTTGGCCTCCGCCTCGATCCCTTCGAGGATCACCCGCTTGAGGGTGGCCTCCACCTGGCTCTTGTTCTCGTCCCAGGCCGGCCGGAGGAACGGGTGGGCCGGCGCCGGGTGTGGCCCGCCGTGGCCCAGCTCGACCAGGGGGGCGATCCGCGTCGGGTTGACCGTGACCGTGCGACCGCCTTTGGTGACGACCACCTTGGCGGCCGCCGTGCGCTCCAGCCGGCGGCCTCCGGCCGCGTCGGTCACCATCTTAAAGCCCCGGCGGGGCCCGATGGTCACCGTGACCGAGCCTTTTTTCCGGCTGGTCGTCACCCGCCGGGCCAGCGACTTTTTCAGCACCCCGCCCAGGCCCAGCTCGGCCAGCCAGCCGGCGTTGACCGGGACCTTCTGGCGGGCCGCGTCGAGCACGGGCTTCGAGGCCTGGGTCACCGCGTCCCGCAAAATCTTCTTTTGCACCTGCTGGCTGACGAGGGCCAGGGCCTTGAAGGTCTGGTCGAGGCCCGTGACCGTCCCCGAAATCGTCATGCCGGCCAGGGCCACTAGCTCGCCTCCTTACACTGGAGCAGGTACTCGCGGTTCCGCTCCAGCAGGTTGCCCACCGCCACGATCTGCAAGGTCCGCGTCCCCAGGCCCAGCCACCACTTGGCGCTAATGCCGCTGAGGTCGCTGCCGTAGCGGAGCCGCACGCCCAGGTCCGCGTCCGACTGGACCTGCATCCCCTGCCACACCTCGCGGCCGCGGATGAACTCCACGCTGGCCCAGCGGTTGGCGATGATGACATCGGCGACTTTCGGGCTGCCCAGGGCCGTGCTCGCCGAATCGTCCGGCCGGTGGATCGTCACCCGCCTTCTTTTCTGCCCGCACCCCTCCCACCGCATGGCCTACCCC